TAACCAATGCGGCTAATACACTAGCCTCACCATTGGATCGCATGAGCAAAGTACCAGCAGACTCCACGCCTGCTTTCTCTGGGGCTAACATCCTTGCACCAATAGCCGCCATTTGTGATTCTTTTTGTAATAGGTTTTTCTCTAGTGCGCCTAGACCTTGACCAGTGAACTCTAGGAAACCCCAGTTAGCACTGCTATCGCTAGATACAATGGCAGTAGATGAGCCAATGCTTACTTTTTCGTTCTCATCAAATACAAACCCAGCCAACATAGGGGTAGGCAAGCCAGCGAAATGACAGCCTCTTTCATAGTCAGCAGTAACACGATAGTGGGCAATATTAAGATCAGCTAGATCTAAGATAGGTGGATCTTGTAAGTCTAAGCAGTTTTCTTTTGCGCCAAACGCCCAAAATGGGATAAATGAAATAGGTGCGCCTTTTATTAGCGGCACTATGTCATTCTCAAACTGTACCCACTCGCCTTTGCCATTCTTACGGTATATTCTTTGTATATACCCTATCTCTGTTAGCAGTAATGCTCTGATTTGGGGATGTGTTTCGTACTCAAACTCATTCTTTTGTACTTCGTAATACTCTTGCAACTTGATCATCACTGGTTGCATGACATTGTTTACCCTAGTAACACGCCAATCTAGGATTGATTCAGCAGGGTAGTAAGTAGTATAGGGGCGCAAATTTGCTTTAGCGGCATCAGCTAGGCTTGCAGGGGCTTCAGTTACGCTAGGATACTCAACTAAGATACCAGCACGACCTACTTGTAATAGATCATAAATAGTCTGCATAGCAACAGCATCTAGGCTATTGCCTTTTAGATCTAAGTCATCAAACATATCCTCTAAAGCAGGCGGATAAGTCTTTTCCATCTCTTTACGGAATACCATGCCGACTAATCCCTCTAGGGTACGACCAGTGGCATTGAAATATGTGGCTCTTAATTTGTAAGACCGATAATCATGGTCTGTTTGATCGGCTAAACGAGGTAAAAACTTCTCGCCAGCATTGTGAATTGCGCTCTGCCCCTCGCAGGCTGATCTAGTCTTAAACCACTTCTCTGCAAAGGCTTCATATTTGTTATGTTTGTTATCATTCATATTAAACACCGCTCATTCGTATATGTTGAATTGTTCTTGCCCGTATAGGGTAACGGTACGCAATACAATAACCTGTTGCATCAAGTACATGATCAAACCCTGCTGTTTTATCTGGATCACCGTTCTTATCATAGGCTTGGCGTTCTAACGACTCCACCAATTCTGGACAGGTTTGCGGATTCACCAAATACTTGCGCTCTTTAATCAATCTATTCATGGCTAATACACGATCCTTAACGGCAGGATTCGCAGGATTGACCATTATATTAAAACCAGCCTGTTTAAGTAAGGCTATATCACTCTCACTAGCGTTTTGTGATTTACGGTTATTACCACTAGCATCTGGATAAATGAATATCTTATGCCCATTGTATTTAGACTTAATGACATTAATCATGGCAGGCGTATCAAATATGCTTGTTAGCTCATCTACGGCATGAGGATTATCGCCACGCAATACATGAATTACAGCCGCCATTTTGGTAACATTAAAGTCCAAGCCAATGTGCAAAGGCTCGCCACTTATTATAATCTCATTCGATTGATTTAGTAACCTATCAAAATCAGCATAAACACTGCCAGCAGTAAGATTTACGAACTCGCCATCTAGGTATGCCGCAAGTAAATTAGTTGAATAGGTATTTTGTAGGTTTTCAATATAGCCCTCTGGCAAGTTAGCCACATTGTCCATTGTGCAGGCTCTAAATATTTTATAGCCATCTTTTTTATTCTTTACCCACCGATCATAGACAAATCTAAACCCCTCTGGGGTAGTGGCTACGGCTACTGTATTCTTAATGGCGCACTTTTGGCGGTTACGGGCTATGACTTTATTCCAGACTTCTCTTGCCTTGTCTATTGGCAATGTGTCTAGTTCATCTAGCAGGCTATGTGCGACCTCGTAACCCACGATCCTTTGAGGGTTTTCCATAGTGCGAAATATAATGCGCCCAGCGTTCTCAAATTCAATGTACGAACTCTGCTTGTTGATCTTGTACTGCCAGCCCTTACGCTCACATAACTCTGGAAATCGCTTAAAAGCAATATCCTCGACCAGTGGGTAGGTTGGTAAGTAGTAGGCTACATCACAATCCTTGAAACTAGCCTTTAATGCCATGATCCTTGCTATGCCTGCGGCTGTCTTACCGCTACCAAATCCGCCTACAAAAGCTGGGAATGGCTCTAATGATGTGGCAAATGCTTTTTGCACTGCACTTAATGGCATTAGACAAACTCATCAATGCTAACGGTTGGCAGTTCTGTTGTAGTTATGTTTGCAGAGATATCTTGCTTATCAGAGTAACCATGTTTGGTTAAAATCAGCTTGGCAATAGTAGAGTTCAAGTTGCCTGCTAATGAGCCATTTAACAGCTTATTCTCTTGTAAAGCCAATATTCCCTCTAAAATGTCCGAAAATTCGTCATTCTTAGATGCGTAATCGTAGATTGTGCTACGCCTTTTCCCAGAATAGCAAGCCAATCCAGCAACGCTAGGAATAACATCACCATGCTTTTCCCAGCCGCCAAATACATAATCTTTAGCCAATTTTAAAGTAGCAACTAACTCGTTTGGTCTGCCTACTGGGTTTTTACTACTCATTATTTTTTAGCTTTCTTTTTAGCCTTTTCAGCAATAGATAATGCTATTGCAACTGCTTGGCTTTGTGATTTGCCAGACTGGATCTCGGCTTTAATGTTTGAATGGATGGTTTTTTGAGAATAACCTTTTTTGGTGGGCATATAAACTCCATTTGAAAGTAAGAGGTTTTCGTAACTAAGCGACCTCTGCGCTTACCCAACTTCGTCAAGGGGGCTAGGCTACTATTGAGCAATGTACTTTTGCTCATGTATGATTAAGTTAGCATAATTTTTATATAATGTAAATCACTTAAACCCTGCTACCTAATAACGACAATGTCTTATCTAGCAATTCGACTTCAGTTCCGTAATTAGATTCAAAGGCTAATTTACCAGAATGGATGGCATAACCATGTCCGCCAGATCGATGATGTAGTGGGCAGAGTGGTATGGCTAAACTCCAATGGCTCTTTTTGCCCATAGAGGCATTGCCAGACTTAATATGATGTATCTCTGCTGGTGAGTAGCCATGTCCAGCCACATGACAAGCAATACAGCCCAGTTGCGTAAGTTTGTCATAATGGTTGCGCTCATCTTTAGTCATTGTGGATTATTGTCCTCATCAAATGTCATATTGTTTGGATGTGGAATATCATCATGCACAATTAAACCATCATCATCAGCCTCTATAAAACGCTGACATATAACGCACCAGTAACCATCAATTAAACTCATATCATCAATTGCCTATGCACAGTGCCTTTAACTGGGGTTATTTTGGTATATCCCATCATAAGCATTAGCTTTGGATCATAGTCTAAATCGCAAGTAGTAGGCTTTTCCTCTACTCTGGCATCTGGCATCCACTCATAAGGCTCAAAGTTAATCGTTTTGTAAGCATAACCAGCTTGATTTGCCTCGGCTATCCTAATAGGGTTTTTAGATAGATAACCCTCATTGACTAGATTAAGCAGATGATGGTTTAACCTTGTCTTAATTAAACTAACTTTTTCTGCCAACTCTGAAATGCTTAATTGTTGATCTGCACAGGCATTAAGAATTTCCTGCCGTTTGATAATTGATTCTGATCTTGTACACCGTTTCATAATGCGCCCATTTGCTTTTGATTAAACTTACAACCATCACAGCCATGATCTATGATGTCCTGCCTGCTATATTGACAATCCCTAGTGAATATATAATCCCATGATGTTTTACCATCACTGTGATACACCTTATCGCTCTGGCATCTATTTGGTACTAACTTACTATGGCATCCGTTCATACTTTCCCTAAGTAGATATATTTAAGTTCCTATAAATGATTCCATCAGTCCATTTTCTCTCAATTGATCGCATATAAAATGTCATAACTTGATTAAGACTGTACAACACTGGCTTTTTATCTTTAAAACAAAACGCATAGACTAATGGGCATTTGAATGAGTCATACCATTCAGCAAATTGCGGCATCAATTCAAATTCTTTTTGTTTGATATTCCCAGTTCCCTTAACCATCACCAGCTTTGATCCGTTTTGCGTTTCAATGTAGTAATCTGGCAAATTCCTTATGCAGGCATTGATATTATAAAAATGTGGGATGTTGCTGTTTTTTTCATCAAATCCTAACCGTCTTACAAAATACCCTTTTGATTGACAATAATCCTCAAATATCAACTCGCCTATATTTGGCTGGCTATTCCTATCAGCATAATTATTGCCACCATTCATTTATATATCCTGTGGCTTACTTTTTATTTGTTGTAATTCTTTTTGTAAGTGTTCAATTAATTTATGCAAATGTTCTATGCGCTCATAAGCGGCATTTAGTTCGTTTTGTTTTGCTGTTCTACCTCAAGCATTGCCCAAGCCGCTTTTGAGTTTTCAGTCATACAATGTAATTCTCTGTGCGCTACAAGTAATTTTTCAATTATCTTTTCTTTAGTCAATGAATCATAAATGCTTAATCTTTTGCATCTACAAAATGAACATTCCATTTTATGATCTGGATTATAAGTAGAGCATGAATAGCCCTCTATTTCGCAATAGTCGCATTTCAAAATCAAATCAACTCCCTTTGAGATTTCTCGCCTAATATTTCTGCCAACACAGCCTCAAGCATATAATCATATTTACTTATACCAGATCCATCTATTGAATCCGCTAATCCTAACCAATTGCTTACACGCTGGGCAGTATTTACTCTACCAACATGAACCCATTTTCCTAACATTTTTGCAACTTTACAAGCATTGATGGCTTCATTTGATATTTTAAATGCGTCAGAACCGCCTACAAATACCGCATCAACCCTATTCCAATCAATAGCAAAGTTACTTATTCCATCTTGCAAAACTAATGCAACTGGCAATGGCTTAATAACATCATAAAACTGGTCAAACAATTCTAAAGTTCGTCTAGCATCACCAACAATATCGGGCGCACATACAAATTTAGGATAATCATTTTGTTTTGCATCATCTACCAATCTTAGCCATGTTTTCTTTTCAAATTTACTAAAACAACCATTGTCTAATCCATACACCTTACCGCTTAAAGCGTAAGCTGTTAGCGGAGTTCTTAATTGAGCAAAATTATAGTTATATCGTTTTGAATATTCCTCAATTTTTGCAGGTGAGCAATCAAGCATTATTTTCATAAATTATGCCCAATGTTTCCAAATGCCAGCAACTATATGAATACAAGTTATCAATTCTACGATTTTAATTGCTATTTGCCACCTGTTCATAAAGTAGTACCAATGTAAGTAGCTTTGCTATCTTTAAATTGCACCTCAATGGCGCACTCTTGCCCTGCGTTTCCATTGATTAGCCTATAAAAGCCAAAACACATGGCAAAAATAGCAATAAGTAGTAATGTTGCTACAATTACTACCGATCTATCAGCTTTACCAGATACAGCGCAATTGCATGATTTGCCTTGATCGCAATTTTGGTTACATGGCATCATTATTCTCCAATTTATTAAAATTATGTTTTTTGCGCTGTTCCCAATCAAGATCTAATATTTCATTGTAGTGATTTTGGAATTCTTTAATTAAATCGCTTAAAACATCTAATTTAACAATCCAATCCTCACCTGCAAAATATTCAGTAAATTTAACTTTAGTTTTATCTGTTTGATTATTCCATGAAGCAGTAAGAACTTTCATTTTGTATTTGACCTCGCTTGATCAGCGCAAGATTCGCACCGTTTAGATTGTTTATAAATAACCTGCGTTTCCTTGTATTTTTGACAGTATTTGCAAAAGTATTTTTCTGGCTTGCGAAATATCCTATCAAAATTCTCATCAAATGTTGCTGATTTGAGTTTAGTTATAATCTTATCGCCCGTTATATCGTTTGTACCCATTACCAACTCCATCCAATTTCAGTAGCCGCCCATGCCTCTATTTTCATTTGATAATCCGCCATTTCGTTAGTGTTAAGTTTCGTAGTAGAAGTTATTGATATTACTGATTCGTTATTAATAACACGCTCTGTCTTTAAAAATTTATAGCCCATCAATTCGTGTACATCCTCACCGCTTAAACCAATATGATCACCAATACTTTGATATAACGACCAGAGGCGTGAGTTTTGCTCTAGCGTTCTTTTGTCTTTCCTTGGTCTAACATGGATCTCATAATCATGAATATTATCTATTTCATTTATCTTTGCTTGCAGATAAGGTAAGTTTGTCTTTGATGGCATCCAAGTGAAGCTGTTTAAGTTCTTTGACATCCTGCGATTTTCCTAAAAATTTATTGCCTTGCCATAACTGATAAATCCATACCCCATAAACCAATGATTTTGAGATTGTGAATCCATCAGTGGATAAATAGTATTTGCCCTCTTGTTTCCATTTAACGATCAAGATGTAAACTTTTTATCAAATAATTAATATGTTTAGGTATAGGGTACTTGCCAGACTCCCACTTAGCAACGCAATCTATTGTTCTAAATACGAGGCTGGCAAACTCTTTTTGAGTTAAGCCTAAATGCTGTCTGGCTTGCTTTAATTCTAAATGTGTCATTGTTTTCTCATTAATTAAACATAAATACACTTTTTGCTATTTCCACCGATGTATCTGGAAATAAGTGCGGATTGTTTAAGATCCTTTCAGTCCATGCTCTAAAGTTCTCTTTAGGCTTAATCTTTTCTTTAATCAGCTTATTCATTCGCTCAATATTAGCCTTAGTTTCAGCAGTAGCTACTGGGGCTGGCAAGGCATGATATTCAGACTCTCTAGGTTTGCACATCTGAATAATATCAGCAGGCTGTGGCAACTTGTTTGGCGTGTCTGTCCATATATCAAATGCCCTTGATACGATATTAAATTCAAAACGCTCTAACTTATGCCACCAGATCCGCAGAATCTCTTTGTCTGGTTGTTGTTTTCCGTAAATTGTAAATACAGCGTCAATCATATTCTTAAATGCTTTTTTGTCTGATTCGATCATGATGTACCCCTAAAATGGTGATTGCTCTATTGGTTGAGGATCGCTGTACCTGCCTTGATTAAGATAGGTTGCAGGGTTTGGAATAAATTGCCCGTCATTCCTACGCCATTGATCCGATTCTTTTTGCCATGATAATGCACTAATTACCTCATCAACATTCAGCTTAAGTTTATTCCATGATTTCCTTGCCGCCTCTTTACCTACTTTTTTTGGGTAAAAATTCCAGAACTCATCAAACCCATCATCTAGCACTTTAGTGCGTAAGGGTTTTTCTATTCTATTCTGTTCTATTCTATTCTTATCTGCCGTGATGAAATCTGATGGCGTCATGATGGCGTCATGACGATCAGTGTCGATTGCCGTATCATAGTGTTGCTTAATGTCTTGAATCAGCCCTCTCATCTTGGGATTGCTGGTAGCAGAACTCATCAAACGCTTGGCAACTTTAAGGCAAGTTATCTTGCCGTTATCATGCTCAAACAAGCCTACGGAAATAAATCTTTTCATCATTTCCTCTACTTTTTGTGGTGTTGATCCAGTATTACGGGCAATTACTTTGGCATCATGCTTTAACTCAAATGTGATGTTATCTGCTGATACCTTGCCTACGATCAACTCAATACAATACCAGTACAGACCATAACCCTCTAAGCCGTAGTCCAATAATACATCTTGCAACTTCTCATCTAGGTTTGCATTTGAATCATGTCTAAACCATTCCATATATTTGCCCCATAAAAAAGCCCTAGACATTACTCTCATCTTTTTTAGAGATGTTGGCGGACTGGCTAGTACCAGCAGAGTAATGACTAAGGCTTACTAGATAATCACCGCCAAGTGATTTGTTGATATTACTTAAACATCCCGATCATGTAAATAGTTGTTAATAGCTGTCTGGGCTTCAGTAAAGCCATAACACACTTTTGCTTTATAGCCAGCCTTATTAGCCGCCAGCATGAATTTGTTTTGCTCTACTGATACTTTGCCATTGATCGACTTCATTTCAATGAATAGACCGTTATAAACAGCATTGGCACTCATTAAAAATAAATCTGATACCCCAGCAAGCACTCCCTCATTTTTTAGCTTTACGGCAGTTACTTTATTCCTCATTCCGCCATTTGGTATTGCAAACATAATCAAATGTGGGTATTGCAATCTAAACCAACAGACAACCATCTTTTGCTCTTGATGTTCATTAAACTCCATTTTCAAGTTCTTTTAACATCTCAATGAAGTGAATGGCTTTGTCCAGATCTTGAATCCCACCTTTATTACGCCAGCGAGTAACATACTTAATAACGCATCCCTCAATGTACGGAATGTTGTTAGCATGGTTATACATTACAGGTTGAATCGCTAACTTTTTATAATGATCACCGCCCACTTGTTGATCTAATGAATCAGTCATTTTTGCCCCTAGAATGGAATATCATCTTTGATGTCATCAAAACTTACCTCTGGCTCTTTTGATTGCGGTACATTGCCATCTTTTGCCATAGGCAATCTCATGTGAATCCAACCATCAAAATTAATCGGCAATGCCTCGATCAGTAGAGAAGTGCCACCTTTTTTGTTATCCATTGCTACGCCAACTTTTTGGAATCGAGTCTTAACTTGACCATCTTTAGTTTTGTACTCGCCAGTTACCGCAATTAATTCATGTGTTACAGCCATAATATTTCCTTTATTTAATGTCTAATCGTTCCATTTGCTCAAGATGAGCGCCATTTACTACATTGCCAGACTTTAACTGCTCACTTATCGCTTTTTTATCTGGATAAGGGGCAGGCGGATCTGGAAATACATAAAACTCGTTCGGAATAGCCCCAGCATCATCAATAACAACGCTAGGCGGGTTTTTCTTAATTGTTAAGGCAAAGTATGGGCTTTCAATTTTTGTAATGCCACAGCGCACCATATTCTGTTTTAGATACAACTTCATTGCCTCTGTTTTATTCTCTATTGCTTTGCGTCTTTCCGCCATGTCTTTTTCTGCCTGCTTAATTGCCTCGGCAGTAACTTCAAGATTGCGGATAAACATAGCCACATTGATTGACTTAGCCTCTAAATCACCAGATAAGCCCTCTAGGGTATCGGCAATAGTTTGTTGGTCATAATCAGACTCGATCAGTTTGATCTGGGCTAACTGGTACTCGTTACTCAATTCGTATAATGAAGCCATTATTTGATCCTCGGCATAGGGCGTGATAGCAAATACTTATGCCCCATAGTTTTAATTAATTCAGCAACTTTAGCCTCTCGAGCCTTGACCGCATCAAAGTCTGTTTTGATCAAACCATAAAGGCTATCAATAGTGCCACCATTATTAGATATTATATTAAGCATCTTATTTGCCCTCTAGCTGTTGTTTAAGTTTGTCGTAAGCAGATTTGATTTCATTCTGCAACTTCACATCTTTGCCGACCATTTTCCATGCTACGCCAAATGATGTTTTAAGATCCTCAAGAGTTTTAGCCTGTTTCATGCCATTGATCATAGGCTCTGTATCAACTTCAACAGTAGGCAGATCCTCACCAGCATAAATATATATAGCAAGCCCAAACATCGCCAGATTCTTAACGAGGCATCGCATAAGAGTTTTATTCACATCAAACATATCGAAAGCATCACAGGTTTTCTCTGCAAATTTAGTTTTGTAAACATAAGCCTCACGCTTCATTGCCTTATTTGCGCCATCCATAACTGGCAACCACATCTCATGAGTCATGCCATTGGCGGTAACTTCCGTATAAACCATTACGCCAGCATCACTAGCAAAATAAGGTAAGCCACAATCTGTTTTGATTACTTTGTAGGTTGCATCTGGGTAAGCCTTTTTAAAAGTATCCCACGCCCAAGCCCATGAGAGATAAGTTAGTCCAGCTTTGGTTTCGGTATGATCATTTACATTGATCTCACTCATTTTTTGGTATGTCATTGTTTTGCCCTCTGTTGTAGTTTCCAAATATTCCTGCTCTTTTTGTACTGTTTCGTAAAATTGTTGTTGGCTCATTATTCATCCCATCCAAGTAATTTAGCTAAACTTTCAGCCAATACAAGCAACCAACCAAATGCACATAAGCCAATTAATAGAATTAGTAAGTTGTCCATGTTAAATCCTCTCAATCTCAATGAGTTGATCAATGATCTGATCAATGCAACGATCAGCTAAGATATCTTGGATGTTTTGTGTATCGCCAGCTATTTCAATGGCGTTAATGTCAATCTCATATTCGGTAGGGCTATCGCCAGTACCAAACGGA